CGGGCGGTCCGGTCGCCCCGGGCGGTCCGGCAGGAGCGGCGGCGACGGCGACGTCGGGGACGGCTGGGGCGGCAACAACTTTCACCGAGACACGTCTCCATTCCGGTGAACGGCGCCGCCGGCCAGGGTCTGCACCGACCCGGACGATCCGGTCATCTGGCAGTCCCACAACCCGGCGGCGGGCAGGCCGGCGGTGACCGCGTGGGGCAGGGCCAGAGTGACCACGTTGGCGGCCACCGTCGGATTGAACGTGGCCAGCAGGACGCCGTTGATATCTCGCACCTGGGCCAGGAAGGTGGCACCGGTCAGGTTGGCGGCCGAGCCGTCTGGGTTGGTCACCGTCAGGGTCAGGGCGAAGTCGTCGCCCTGGTACAGCCAAAGGTCGACCTCGGCCGGTCCGGCGACGACGGCGGTCATCCGACTACCACGGCCAGATAGCGGGCCATGTACTTCTCGACCTCCGGATCTTTCGGCCCGACTCGGACAATGCCCATGTCGCCCCATCCGACCGTGCCGTCCACGCTGTCGCGGCGCCGGTAGCCGCGGCAGGCGTCGAGCAGGGCGGCCTGGAACAGGCCGGCGGGCAAAAAGCCGGGCAGACCGGGCGTCGTCCAGGCCGGGTCGGCCCGGCCGGTGACGTAGTCGACGGCCGCGGCCAGGGCCTGGGCGGTGACGGTCACCTCTCCGACGGGCTGGCCCGTGATGCGGAGCCAGTTCTCCACGTCGAGCACCGTCGGCCAGCCCGTCACCGCGACACCCTCGGGGGCGCCGTGCCCGAAGCCGCCGTCGAACCCGGGATCCCACGGACTGCTCACAGGTTGGACACCACCGACGCCATGACGGCCATAGCCGACAGGATCCCGCCGGCCACCTGGGCGGTGTACTTGACGGCGATGTTCGTCGTCCCGGCGGCCAGGTGGGCGATGAAGGTGACCTCCAGGCGGGCCTGGACCTGCTGTTTGCCGCCGACGAGGAGGACCTGTTCGGGTTTCGACCCGGCCGGGACGACGGTCGCCCCGGACAGGTCCAGGGCAACCTGGATCTGGTTGGAGTTGGCCACCGAGTCGACGTTGGTGGACAGGACGAACTGGACGTCTTGGGCGTCGTCGACGGTGAAGGGGTAGACGGTGGTGCCGGGGACCGGGACGAAGGCGGCGTTGACCGCCAGCGTCGCCGGTCCCTGGTTGACCACGTTCACATACGCCGGGTTGGCGTCGTTGTACAGCTCGGTGACGACGGTCCGCATGTCCGCCGGCGAGATGGCCCCCGTCGAGTTGTCGGGGAGCAGGGCCAGCAGGTCGTCCAACGTCACCGAGCTGCTCCTTGCCGTCTACCGGCCCGACCGGGACCGGGTCTGGGTTTCCGCCTCGGCCGGGGCGTCCTCTTCGGCCACCTCGGCGGGGGCGGGGATCGTCGTACCGGCGTCGATGCGGATGATCCCCGAGGGGTACCGGCCTAAGACGGGGGCGGCGTACCCCCAGACGCCGAGACGGATGGCGGACGGGCCGAGTACCTCCTCGTAGCGGAAGTTGAACGTCGAGGACTCGAGGAGGAGGCTGTCGTCGGCCTTGACGACGTAGATGTGGTTGTCGACCCCCGCCCACGAGGGGATGCATTGCAGGCCGACGACCTCGCCGGCGATGTGCGCGTACTGGGTGGCCATGCCCAGGCCGTAGGCGTTCATCGGGCCGTGTTCGCCGGTGGTAACCAGCGGCCGGCCCTGCTGGTCCTTCTGTTTCGACAGGAACGCCCACGCCCCGGTCGACATGAACACCACCCGGGGCGGCGCCTTGCGCCGTTTGATGACCGAGGCGGCGGCGTCGATGAAACAGTCGGGCAGGTTGGTGTACACCGGCGCCGTGCCCGGGTAGGTGATGGTGGCGGCCAGCCCGGCGCCCGTCAACGCTTCGAAGGCGGCGACCACCGCGTTCTCGACGGCTTCGTTGTAGGCGCCCATACAGTCGGCGTAGATGATCCCGTCGATGGCCGGGTTGGATCCGTCGACCAGCTGGCGGGACACGTCGACCTTGCCGGTGTAGGTGACCGGGTTGGTGGTGATGATGTTGGCGTTGAACGAGCCGTCGCCGGCCGGGGAGCCTTCGGTGGTGGCGGTGATGGCCGCACCCGGGGTGACCTGCTTGCCCAGGTTGACCGGGTTGGCGTTGTCGATCCCGACCCGTCTCAGGGTGTCGGCCCAGGGGCGGGCGCCGTGGGCGATGATGGCGAACTCTTCGAACAGCCAGTTGGGTGGGATGACGCCGGGCCCGGTGCCGGTGGTGCCCATGGCCCGCATCTGCAGGTTGTGGCGTTCCAGGAGGGCGACGGCGGCCGGGTCGTGGTCGAGCTGGGCGTGCAAAAGGTCTCGGAAGAAGCAGCGGCGGTCGGCGCCCGCCTCCGGGGGCCGGTAGACCATCTCCTCGGAGCGGACCTGGACGACCGGCAGTTTCGAGCTGTCGGGCAGGGCGGGCAGGTCGGTCATGGCCCGCACCGCGGCCATCCTGCGGTCGTCGGTTTCTCTGAGCTCGACGAGGCGGTCGCCGAGCGGGGCCATCTCCGAGCGCAACCCGTCCAAAAGGGCGGCTTCGGTGTCGTCGGGGTCGCGGCCCTCTTCGGCGCAGCGGTTCAGGAGGCCTTCGTACTGTTCGACGAGCTGGCGGTAGTCGCCGGCCAGCTTGTCCATGAGACGGTTCGCCATGGTGAAACTCCCCTGATGCAAGGGCGCCGGGGCGTGCGGCGCAAGGGATGTCGCCCTTGCGGCCGGTTCACCCCTCGGCGGTTCACCCGGCGCCCGGGCGGTTCACCTCTCGGCGGTTCAGCCGTCGCCGGTCAGGTTAGCCGGGGCCGGCCAGGCGGGCCAGGATGCCCTGGGCTCGGAGCAGATCGGCCCGCCATGTCTGCGCCGGGCGGGACTCGGCCAGGGAACGGACGGCGGTGACGGCGGCGCCGTCGTACACCGGCTCGTGGGTGAGGGTCACATGGTCGAGATGGGCGGCCTGGCGTTCCGTCGCCCCGTCCTGACCTTTCCGGCTCGACAGGGCTTTGAAGCCGATCGACAGGCCGGTGATCTCCCCGGAGCGGACGAGCTCGAGGGCGTCGGAGGCTTTGGTGGTGTTGTACAGCGGCCACTCGCCGTGCAGCCCGTCGGGATGCTCGGACAGGATGGCGGTCCGCCCGATCGGCTGCTGGCCGTTCAGCCGGTCGGTGTGCGACGCGTACAGCTTGACCCGCTGGATCTGGTCGGCGCCGGCCGCGATCTGACGGGAGAACGCGCCGGCCACGAACCGTTCGGAGCCGCCGCCGGGCAGGCCGGCGGCCACCCCGTACGGGACGGCCCGGCCGACCAGGGTGCGGCCGTCGCCGTCGGCGCGGAGGTGGACGACGACGTCGAACGAGCGGCATTCGACCGGCTGCGGGTCCCTTGAGCGGCCGGAGCCGGCGCCGCCCTGGTAGCCCATGCCCGGCCCGGTGCCGATGTCGGGGTGCATGGACGCCATCCGTTTGGCCATGGCCATGGCCGCCACCCGGGCCGACGCCGGGATCGTCGACGCCTGGGGGATGCGGGCCAGGGCGTTTCGGATGTGAGCGGCGTCCGGCTTCCCGTCGGCGTCCTTCACCGGGAAATAGCGGTGGGCGCCGTCGGTTTTCCCGTCGGTCTTGGTGCCGCCGGGGGCGATGTACAGGAAGCTGGAGTCGGGCAGGTCGTTGACGTAGGCGGTGGTCCATACGTCCCGGTATTCCATGCCCATCTGCTGGTTGGCGGCCTGAAAGCTGGTCACGGGGTGCTCCCTCCTCCGGCGCCTCCTGCGAACGCCTGGTTGCCGACCGGTTCGCCGCCCACCGCCGGTGGCGTCGCCGGTTGGCCGGTCGGCGCGATCTGGGCGGGCTGCGCCGGGGTGACCCCGGCGGCGGCGACGGCGGCGTCGATCTCGGCTTGGGCGATGGCCATGGGGTCCATGTTGTTGCGGGCCCGGACCTCATCGACGAGCATCCACGCCGACGTCGGCCCGGGACCGCCCAGGGCCGCCTGGTAGGCCTGGGCTTCGCTGAGCGGGTCGGCCCGGAGTGACGCGGTCACATCCCATTGCACGTGCTGGCCGCGGGGCAGCAGCTCGATCGACGTCGCCTCTTCGAGCAGATTGATCCACGGGACCACGCCATCGTTTCGCGATTGGACTTCTTCCATGACCGCGGTCTTGTACGGGTTGGCGACGGCGGCCCCGAACTTGGATGCCGGCAACTGGAAAAGGTTGGCGGCGTCGATCAGGGAGAACTGGCGGGACTCGACCATCTGCGAGTCGACCGGCCGGAAGGAGACGGGGGTGAAGGTGGTGAGCTCGTTGAGGACGGCGATCGAGCTGACCCCCGAGTATTTCGACATCCACGCCTGCTTGGCCTGGTCGGCCTGGGCCTGGGTGATCTCGGGGCGGTGGATTTGCAGGACGCCGGTGGGCATGCCGCCGGCGTTGAAGTAGGAGGCGGCGTAGGACTGCAAGGCCAGGCCGATGGCGATGGCGTCGCCGTTGAGATCCATGATGCCCCGGCCGAGCGGCCAGCCGGCCCGGCCCCAATGGGACTTGATATGCCAGATTTGCGACGGGTCGTAAAACTCGCCGGCCACGTACCACGCCCCGATCAGAGGCGACATGGGGTTGCCTTGGAAGCGGACGGCGGCCAGGGTCGGGTGGATCGGTTTCAAGGTGGCCGGGAACCCGTACCGGTCGGTCGAAGTGATGATGTTGATCGAGTTGCCGTACAGGACGAGACTTTCGACCACGCCCGCCCAGAACGCCATCGGCGTCTGGTTCGGGTCGGGCTGGCGGAGGATGGCCGGCTGCGGGTCGACGACGTCGGTCCCCCGGTAGGCGGTCACCGGCAGCATCCCCACGGTGCCGCACACATAGGTCAGACCCCTGAGAAACGCCGGCCACGACAGCGCCTGCGTTTCCGACGGCGGGGGCAGCACGTTCGACGGTGGCGAGAACGTCTGTTCGGGGCCGGCCATGAACGGCGTCGGGGTGTGCATCACCGCCTGAACGTTCGGCGAGCTGCGGACCAGCACCCGGCCCAACCCCATCAGGCCCTGGACTCCAACTCGGCCACCGTGCCCGCCGCCAGCAGACCGAGCCCGCCGACGACCAGCCCGGCCCACACCGCCAGCAGCCCGAACCCGACCGCCATCGCTACCACGCCGAGGATCTGGGCGATCACGGGAACGTATTTTCGCACGTCGGACGGCAAGTTACTAGAACCGGCGGTTCGTAAACTTAGAGGATCTGGGGGTTGCCCTGCCCGGCCTTGGTCAACCCCCAGCAGGCCAGGGTGACGGCCACCAGCGGGCTGATGTCGCCGCCCGACTTGCGGGCCCACGCCCACGCGTCGCCCAGGCTGCGCTTGCGGGCCGCGCCCACGGCCAGGTTCAGGATGGGCTGGTCCAGGTGGGCGACCTTGCCCTCCACGACGGCGTCGAACAGCTGCCCGCAGCCCTGCGCGTACTCGCGGGCGTTCACCGTCTCGGTTGGCACCCCCGCCGCGGCCAGATCGACCAGCAGGCTCCCCGCAGGCGACGCCGGGTCCACTACCACCGGCAGCGGCTTCCAGCGCCTCTCCAGGGCTTGTAGACGTGCCACAGCCCAATCTGTGCCCGGTCTGTGCTCGACGACCTCCACATGGCGGCGCCGGTCGGCGGTCCAGCCGGCCACCCCGACCGCAGCCGCCGACCGCTCCGGGGTGACATCCAGAGCGAAGCAAGGCAGGCCCGACAGCTGCGAGCGGGGATCCCGGCAAGCCTGCCACGACGCCGGGTCGATCACCGGCCGGCCGCCCGGCGCCCGCCGATTCAGATAGGCACGGGAAAACTCCGTGGGTTCCATGGCGTCATGGTCGGCCCGGATCACCTCCTCCGTCACCGTCCGCCCCAACGCCGGCATGCACGACCGCCACGTCGCCGGGTCGTCCGGGTCCTGGTCGTCGGCCGCCGACCACTCGAAGTAGCACACCCCGACCCGCTCGTCCGCCTCCACCCGGGCCCGGCCGTCGTCGATCCTCGAATGCAGAAACTCCGACCCGTCCGGCGCCCCCACCGTCGACACGATCCACACCTGCGCCGCCGGCCGAGTCACCATCGCCGGCCGGAACGCCCCCATCAGCCGCTCGTCGCGCTGGGCGAACGCCTCGTCGATCACCCCCAGGTCCAACGTCTGGCCGTGACCCGACGTCTCCCCGTTGGCCGAGATCCCGATCGTCGACCCCGTCGCCTTGAACTCCATCCGCTCCGCCCCGGCCTGGCGGCGCACCTTGAACACCCCGGCCCGGCCCAACGTGGTCCGCCGCAGCAGCTCGGTCTGCTCCTCCCACTTGGCCCGCGCCGAGTTCCGGTCCTGGGCGCAGTACAACACCCGCTGCAACGGACCCCACGACAGGCACCGATCCAACTCCACCACCAGGATCAACGTCGTCTTGCCGGACTGGCGTGGCACGGTAACCCGTACCTCCCGGTACGCCGGCGTCCCATCGGCGAGGAGCTCGCCGGCCACGTTTGCCACCTGCGCCTGCCACGGCATAAACGGCTGGCCCATGATCTTCGCCAGCATCCCCAGCCGGCCGCCGATCGTCTGGCGGTCAGCGCTCCGGGGCGTCGCCCACCGTGGTTCGCAGCGAAGCGATGAGCTGACCGAGCTCGTCCTCGTCGCCAACCGCCGCCACCCCTCTCAGGTCACGCCACGCCGACTTGTACGCCCACGCAGTCTGGACCACCGGCTCCTCCGGGTCGTCGAGCAGAGCGGCCAGGGTGCGGACCAGGGCCACCATCGGAGCGTCGATCTCCTCCAGACGGCCCGAGGTTTTCAGCGCCGCCAAACCCCGCTCGCATGCGGCCACATTCCGACGTCTACCGGCCATCCCACGGCATTATGCACCCTTTCGCCCCGCCCCCCGGCCTTTCGCCACAAATTTGACTGCGTTCGTGATGAGCGGCGTCGCCGGAAGGGAAAACAGGGTGGGGGGTTACCAGCGTCGCGAGCGTCGTCCGACCTTGCGTGCCCGCCTCAGGTCGTTGGTGATCTTCGCCCCGCCCCGGCTGTTGCAGGCATGGCATGACGCCCGGAGGTTCCCTGGCGTATTGGTGCCACCGTACGCCAGGGGTGTGACATGGTCGACCGTTGTCGCCCGGTTGTGGCAGCCCGGCCACTGGCATTGCCAGCCTGCGGCGTCGAGGACGACCAACCTGAGGCGTTGGTACTCGGCGCGGTGGTAGGCGTCAGGCATCGTCGTCGGTAGCGTCCTCGTCGTCGTCAGGTCCGGGCGTGTCGTCCACTGGTGGCCTGTGCTCGAGGCTCTCGTTCTGGTGCGGGGCACGCGTAACTGTCCCACGCCCGGACTGGCCGCCAGTATGACGTTGCCGGCGGACGGCGTCGGCGTTGGCCATGGCCCGACGAAACCGGCTGCTCACGGCTTTACACCATGGCCGTTCTCGGCGGAAGTCACGAGCCTGCCTCGGAACTGTCGTTGTGGGACAGGTCGTTCGGCTCGACGTAGGTCGCAGCGAAACGTTCGGCCACCCAACTATCGACGTCGTCTTGGACGTAAGCGATCCTGCCGTGAATGCGGAAATACGCTGGTCCCTGGCCGCTCGCTCGCCAGTAGCGGAGCGTGGAGGTCTTGACCTTCAACTGACGGGCGACGTCGTCGGGCATACGGACACGGCCGAGCAAAGTGCGCTCCTTGTCGGCGTTCTGTGTCATGGCTCCGACCTGTCGTTTAGGAGACATCATTCGTCTGCGTCCGTTGCGTGGCACTTGCCGCAGCACCAGCCATTAGCGGAGTCGTACCACGTGTTCCGTGAGCCGCAGTTCTGGCACTGTGTCTCGCAGCCATGCGTCGGGCACGCCTCGTTGACGCCATCAGGGAGCGGCAGGCAGGTGCAGCACTCCGTGCCCTCATAATCGGCGATCGGGGACAGCCCCCCGCCGTTCTCGGCGGTAGTCATCGCCCGGCGATCCATTCGTCGAGTTCCGTGGCCTTGTAAAGCACACGCCCGCCGATCTTGACCCGGCGTGGACCTTGCCC